ATATAGCGTAAATGGGTGGTGGTCTTCTTCAATTAGTAGCATATGGAGCACAGGATGTTTATTTAACTGGTAATCCTCAAATTACCTTCTTCAAGGTTGTATATCGTCGCCATACTAACTTCGCCGTTGAAGCTATTCAACAAACATTTAATGGAACACCCGGTTATGGACAAACTGTAACCTGTCAAATATCGCGCAACGGTGATTTAATTAATCGCGTTTATCTTCAAGTAAAATTACCTGCATTATCCGGACCTACATACTCGGGCACCGCACAAACTGATATTGCAGGACCAAGATATGTCAATTATATAGGTTTACGTCTTATTAAATCAGTAACTATTGAAATAGGTGGACAACAAATAGATAAACATTATTCTGATTGGTTATATATTTGGAATGAACTTTCTTTACCAAAAGGCAAACGATATGGTTATGATACTATGGTTGGTGCAGATAAAGATTTAACATGGAAAAAATCAACTAATCTTTATATTCCTTTAGAATTCTGGTTTTGTCGTAACGTTGGTCTTGCACTCCCCTTAATAGCTCTTCAATACCACGAAGTTAAAATAAATATTCAATTTGAAACTAAAAGTAATTGTTTAATAAAAATAAAGGAAACTGCCGATAACACAGCTGATACTAATTCAGAGGTTATAGATGCGGTTGACATACCAGTTGCACCTTCTATAACAGAAGCATCTTTATGGGTTGATTATATTTTCCTTGATACTGATGAACGTCGTCGTTTTGCACAATTATCTCATGAATATTTAATTGAGCAATTACAATTTACAGGAACTGAAACTCTTTTGGCTCCTTCTAATACTGCGGCTACCCCGGGTGTCTTCGTAAATAATCGCATTAAACTCAACTTTAATCATCCTTGTAAGGAATTAGTATGGGTTGCTAAACCATCAAATTATCTGAAGAAATCATCATGGTATAATTATACAGATACTGATACAATTGATACTTCACGATTTATTATGACTCAATCCCCATATAGTTCAATAAAATCCTCAAATACAGTTTTTAACACTTCAAATATTATGGTTGGTGTTACTCCTGTATCTAAAGCTAGTTCTCCATTTGCAGATGCTATATTACAATTAAATGGGAACGACCGCTTTAGCGTTCGTGAAGCAACATATTTTTCATATGTGCAACCATATCAACATCATACTAATATACCATCAAATCCAGGTATTCATGTATATTCATTTGCACTAAAACCTGAAGAACATCAACCTAGTGGAACTTTAAATATGTCTCGTATAGATACCGCGACTCTCATGGTTAACGTTAGATCCACAACAAATGCATCAACAAATACAGCAACTACATATGATGGAATCAATATATATGCGGTTAATTATAATGTTCTACGTATATTATCAGGTATGGGTGGTTTAGCCTATTCCAATTAATATTATATTTACAAATTTATTATAATTATTAAATATAATACGTGTATTAATCCTTTTTTTTTTCTCCTCTAATAGTATAAAGAATATAGCGTAAATGGGTGGTGGTCTTCTTCAATTAGTAGCATATGGAGCACAGGATGTTTATTTAACTGGTAATCCTCAAATTACCTTTTTCAAAGTTGTATATCGTCGACATACTAACTTTGCTATTGAGGCAATTGCGCAAACATTTAATGGTACCCCCGCATATGGCAATCGTGTTACTTGCCAAATATCACGAAATGGTGATTTAATTCATCGTATGTATTTATCACTTCTCATGCCTTCAACACCAGGAGTATTATGCTCAGGTTATGGACTACGCTTAATTAATAATGTTGAAATAGAGATTGGTGGTCAAAAAATAGATAAACATTATTCGCATTGGTTATATATATGGAATGAACTTGCTTTACCAAAATCAAAGCGCGATGGTTATAATAAAATGGTAGGAATGTCTGGAAATACTCCAAATTCTAGTGCTGGAGAACTTTCAGGTAAGACACTATATATACCTTTAGAATTTTGGTTTTGTCGTAATGTTGGTCTTGCTCTTCCTTTAATTGCACTTCAATATCATGAAGTTAAACTTAATATTCAATTTGAAACAGGCGATAACTGCCACGGTAATAATACTGCGAGCGACAAACCAGGTTCAGGAAATAATTCTTTCCCTACAGCAACCTTATGGGTTGACTATATATTCCTAGATACAGATGAACGTCGACGATTCGCACAACTATCTCATGAATATTTAATAGAACAATTACAATTTACAGGTTCAGAAATGGTTCCGTCAGGGTCCGCTGGTTCAAAAATAAATCCTAAACTGACTTTTAATCATCCATGCAAAGAACTTGTTTGGTTTATTAAGAAAAATGGGACAACCACACATCATAATAATAATAACTGGTTTAATTATACTGGTTATGATGCATCCGGTGGAACCGCAACAGGACTTATAACACTACCTTTTATTTATAATAGTGCAGTAGAACCTACTGAAATTTTACGCGATGCACCAAACATCAAGGCGCCTACAACTAATATGGTTCAAAAAGCAAAACTTACACTTAATGGCAATGAACGTTTCTCTGAACGCACAGGGTCGTATTTTAATTTAGTTCAACCGTATCAACATCATGAAAATATACCAACTAATGCGGGTATTAATGTTTATTCATTTGCTCTTAAACCCGAAGAACATCAACCTAGTGGGACTTTAAATATGTCTCGTATAGATACTGCAACACTTAATATTGAATATGGTGCTGTAGTTGCTGCAGATAGTGCATTTTTAAATGTATATGCAGTAAACTATAATGTTTTACGTATTCTATCTGGAATGGGTGGATTAGCATATTCTAATTAAATTTTCATTATCAAATTATATTTATTAAATTGTTAATTAATGATTATAAAGTCTTTTTTTTTTCTCCTCTAATAGTATAAAGAATATAGCGTAAATGGGTGGTGGTCTTCTTCAATTAGTAGCATATGGAGCACAGGATGTTTATTTAACTGGTAATCCTCAAATTACCTT